CCTCCGCCGCCATGCTGCCGGGGCACATGAACCGTCGTTCAAGGACGCTCATGCCCAGGGGAGAGTGCCCGGCGGGGATCAGGTCACCCACCGAAGACCTCAATCGCAGACTGAGCTGCGGCCAGGATCGCGGGCCACTTATCCACAGGGCACTGCAGCAGCTTCGGTGCGCCGCCGACCTCCTCAAGGAGCTGGATCACGGTCTGGTTGCGGCCCGGCGCCTTGTTGGCGAGGACCACCAGCACGGCCCGCAGCTCCTCCTCCGAAGGGGTTACCGGGGGCGTATACGGCGGAGTTTCGACCACCGCAGCCTCTAACTCCGCCGTGCCGTGGACGCCGTTAGGCTTGGCCGCCACAGGGGCCGTTTTAGAGGCCCTGGGCGCCCTCTTCACGGGGGCCGGGCGATCACTCCGGGCCTCCTCCACGGGCGCCTGTGGGGCCTCCTGCGGGGCCGCCTGGGGCACGTTCGTCAAGGGGGGCAGCTCGTCCTCCGACAGCGGCAGCTCCTCCTGGGCCGGGTGCTCGATCCGCTCGCCCAGCAGGCCGGAGAGGGCGTCGGCGGCGATGCCGGGGAAGGCCGACAGGTCCGCCGTCCCCTCGTCGTCCGCGTGGCGGAGGAACCAAGCCAGCAGGCGGGGCGTGACCTTCAGGTTGACCATCATCTGGACGGCCACCTTGTTCTCGGGTTCGTCACTCATCACGAAGTCCTTTCGATAATGTCATGGATTATCTCACGCTTGCGGGCGAGCACGTCGGCCACCCTGGCGTCCACCGACCGGGCGACCGCCAGCAGGGAGACGTTTACGCCCCGGAGCTGCCCCGCGCGGTGGAGGCGGGCGACTGCCTGATCCAACGCGGCGGGCGTCCAGGGTAGGTCGAGCATCACGCAGCGGGAGGCGTGCTGCAGATTGAGGCCGAAGCCGCCGACCGTGGTGTTGCAGACCAGCACACGCGGCCCGCCGTCCTCCTGAAAGTCCGCCAGGGCGGTGGCGCGCTGGACCGGCGTCGTGTCCCCGATGAGGAGGCGCGACCCGTAGGGCGCCAGGGAGGTGGCGACGTGCTTGAGAGCGTCGATATGCGATCCGAAGACGACGACCCGGTCGAGGCCCCCCAGCAGCTCCGCGCGGATGACCTCCACCGCCGCCGGGGCCTTGGCGAGCGCCGTCACCCGGCGGGTGGACGCCAGGGGGAGCATCATGGCCTGGAGCCGCTGCCACGCCGCCTCGTCCCCGTCCTCGATGGCGGCCAGGACGATGTCGATCTCCGCGAGCTGCTCCGGCGTCATGGTCGCGTTCATCGCCGCCCGGTCCTCGTCCGATATCTCCACCGGCAGGCGGGACATGACGACGGGCGGGAGGCTGGTGATGTCGCGCAGCTTCAGCCTGGAGGAGCACTGGCGCAGGATGTTCCCCAGCTCCGGGAGGTTCTTCCCGCCCACCACCACGGGTCCGAATATCTTCATCTTCACCACGCAGAACCGGTCCATGAAGGTGGCCACGGAGGTGACCCCCTCCGGCAGGAGGTCCGGGCGGAGGCGGCTGAGATGCGTCCACAGCTCGTCCGGGGTGTTCAACACCGGGGTGCCGGTCGCGATCCAGACCCGGTCGGCCCGCCTGAAAAGGGCACCCTTGCTGTCCATCCTGGCGCCGTAGACGGCGCGGGTCCGGACGGTCCCGCTGTGCGCCAGGGCGTGGCCCTCGTCGCAGACCATGCTGGCCCACCGCAGGGCGAAGAGCTGGCGCCAGATCGGCACCGCGCGCATGAGGTCGTAGGAGACAATGACAACATCGGCGGAGGGCCAGATGTTGTCCTTCCCTGTGCGGACCACCTGAACCAGGGCGCCCGGCCGGAACCGCGTCACCTCCTGCTCCGCCTGGGCGACCAGCATGCCCAGCGTCACCCAGAGCTGCCGCCCGGCGGGGCCAGCTCCGCCCGCCGTCTCGCCCGCCTTGATGAGGGCCGCCGTCTTCCCCGTCCCCATGTCCCAGAGCAGGAGCCGGTGACCGGCCAGGAGGTCAGCCTGGACCGCCTCCTGATGCGCCCAGAGCGCGGGCGCGGTCACCACAGGTTCTCCTTCCCGACCCGCGCCACGATGCTGGACGGCACCACGCCGGGGGCCAGGAGGCCCTCTACTGTTTCACGTGAAACAAGCACCTTCCGGCCCAGCCGGAGGTGGGGGAATTTACCGGTGCGGCACCATTCGTAGAGCGTGCGCTTCGGAATACCCAGCATCTCGGCGGCGCGGGCCACCGATATCATGGGTTTTTGGCGGGCAGGCGGCATGTTCTCTCCTGACGGGGTTGTTCCGTCCTGTGCAAGATGGGGCACCCCCGCACCGAGGCCCAATCACATAACCGTGATTGCACTGGACGGACCTTGCACCACGGGCACCACAGTCCTATCTCAGGCTCTCGTTGAACCGCTGGCCCCGAAAGGCACCACCCCATGACCAATGAACACCGCCTGAAGCTGGAGCTGTCCATCATCCGCCGCATCGTGAAGGACGCCCTCGCCCTGGGCTACACCGTGTCGGTGTGCGACGGCGAGGAGTGGACCGTGAAGCGGTCCACCAAGCTGGGCCAGATCATCGCGGCGGTCCGCACCACCGACGAGGACTACCTCGCGTTCCGCACCGCTGACGGCACCTACGTCGGCAAGGTGTTCCTCGTTTACGGCAACGAGCCTTACGAGGTGATCAACGACTACAGCGCCAACGAGGCGACGGAGGCCCTCCTGAAGGGCGCCAACGCCCTGGCCGCCAAGGTCGAGGAGCGTTGCTAATGGCCCGCCCCTTCACCCCCGGCAAATACCAGAACCAGCTCCTGGCGGAGCTGGCCGCCTCCCCCTTCAACCGCATCTGCGTCGAGACTGCCTGGGGCCGCGCCCACGGCGGCGGCAAGGTCAAGTATGGCGCCCGCCGCCTCCACGCCGCCCACGGTCTGGTCACTGCCGGGCTGCTGGAGTGGATCGACACCGAGCGCAGCGTCGAGGCCCAGGGCAACGGCAATAACATTCATTACAGTTTGTTCTACTACCGTCGCCCGGCGGAGAAGGTCTTTCAGGACCAGCTCCAGGCGATCTTGGACAGTGCAGGAAAGGGACGCTGACATGGCCAATCGTTTAGCTCACGAGGTGATCGCCCTCGACCGCTTCAACGTCCGCACTGTCGGGGAGCTGCGCGCCGTCATGGCCCGCCTCCAGGGCATGGGCATTGCCGACCACGACCTCCTCGACGGCGAGCACAGCGTGACCGTGCTGGAGGAGACGCTGTCGGATGGCTCCCAGGCGGTCGAAGTCCTGATCCGCCCAGTGACGAGGTACTGACATGCGGATCGTCGTTTACATGGGCGGCGCCTGGAGGCTGTCCGCCCGCGCAATGGCCAAGCTGAAGAAGCAGATCGCGGCCGGGGAGGGATACCAGCTCGACGCCCTGGGCACTTACCTGGGCGAGGTCTGCTACCCCGGCGACCTGGGGGGCGAGTGATGACCGACGCCGAGTTCATCGCTGCCCTCGCGCAACGGATCAAGAGCCTGGAGGAGTGGCTGGAGGAGGAGAACATCTCCGGCCGCTCCATCGTGGAGGAGTGGCACCCCGGCGCAACGCCGGAGGAGATCGACCGCGTGATGGAGGCGATCTACGCGATCTTCGACGCCGAGATCGACGCCAAGCTGGCGGCGGAGGAGGCCCCATGACCCAGACCCTGGCGGCTGTGGTCGCCATCCTGTGCGGCGGCTGCTTCGCCGCCTGGGTGCTCACGATCTACGACCAAGTCCGGGAGGACGAGGCCCGCACCAAGCGGGAGCTGGAATACTTCTACCGTAACAACACCCCACAGGAGGACGAATGAACCCCCGCGCCACGCTGCTCTGCAATCAGGCCGACATCGCCTGGGCCTTGGAGGTCCACGCGACGACGCTGAAAGGCCCCTACGGCCTCGCCATGCTCTACGGCAACGAGGACGCCCCGGAACGCATCGACTTCTGGAACGAAGAGATGCCCAAGCACGACACACCCCCGGCGGCCATCTGGCACCCGGCAACCAAGGACGACTGACATGGCACTGAAGATCACGAAGGCGGAACGGACTGCCCTGGCTGACATCATCAAGACTATCGACAGCGAACGCGACAACGCCAACGACGCCCGCCGCGCCCTGGCCGACCGCATCTCGGAGGTCCGCGACGAGCTGGAGCAGCTCCTTTCGGAGGCGAACCAAGCCATCGCGGACTACAACGGCAGCCTGCAGGAGTTCACGGCGTGGCGGGACGAGGTCAGCCAGCGCCTCAACGACGAGGTGGGCGAGCGGTCCGAGAAGTGGCACGAGAGCGACAAGGCGTCGGAGGTCGCGGACTGGATCAGCACGCTGGAGAGCATCGAGCCGGAGGAGGTCGAGGAGCTGGACGAGATCGACCTCCCGGACGTCAGCGAGGAGATCGAGGAAGGCGACTTTGTTACGGAGGTGAACGATCTGGCCGACGCGCCGGAGATGGCGTGATGACCCGCCCCTACCAGTTCCGCCCCTGGGGCTGCGCGTGCGGCAGTCTGCTCCCCCGCCGGGAGCTGGCCGACGCCAGGGGCATCTTCTGCTGCTACGTCTGCGATGACTGCGAGGCGGAGAAGCGGAGCCACTTCCGCGCCGACATCTTCACCGACCCGCACTACCCGACCATCGAGGACGTCGAGGAGGACGACGACGACGGGAGCGCGGCGATGGACACGCTGCAGGAGGTCGAGCGGAACATGCTCCGCCTCCGTGACCTCCTGGCCAAGGCGGAGACATCCCTGGCGCAGTTCGTGGCGCCGCCGGGGGCGGAGCAGGCCCTGGAGGACGTGCGGGAGGCGGTCCGGGAGCTGGCCAAGGCGATCCCGAGCGAGGAGGAGATCACCTCCTTCACCGACGCCGTGGTGACCCAGATGCACGAGGACGCGGACGACGACGAGGACTAGCTGGGGTGCGCGGGGTGCATAGGTGGTCCCCTTGCACCCCGGCTGCCACAGTCCCATCTCTGGTGCTCGTTGAACCGCTGCCCAGGAGAACCCGATGACCCGCACCCCCGACAGCATCCGCCAGTCCAACCTCCTCGACGCCGCCAATGAGCGCGCCATGCACCGCACCCAGGTGGACATCTTCCACCAGAACGACGACGGGAGCTGGACCCTGCGCTCCTTCGGTGACGAGAAGACCGCCGTGTGGGCGGAGGGGGTCGCCGCCCGGCGCGGGGTAGTCACCCGCCGCGCCTGAAAATAAATCGGCCGGGGCCTCTTGCACCCCGGCCACCACACCCCCATCTCTTGATCTCGTTGAACCGCTGGCCCCGAAAGGCACCCCTCCGATGACCATCAACACCGCCCTCCTGACCCCGGCCCTGATCCGCAGCGCGGCCCACGCGACCGTCATGTATTCCTACGAGCAGGCCGAGAAGGGCTACGCCTGGACCGGCGCCGCCGGGATGCGTGACGCCGCCGCCCTCTACCTGTCGATCCACGACAGCGAGCAGGCCGCCCGCTACGAGAACGTCGCGCGGATCATGATCCGCCAGGGCGAAGAGCGCGAGGCGGCGGAGATCGCCCTCCGCGCCGCCCAGGCCGCCGAGCAGGCCGAGAACAGCGCGGGCTGGACCTTCGGCACCCCCCTCGTGATGGAGGGCTGAGAGATGGCCTGGACCACCTCCCTGACCGCGCGCCGGGTTGCCCCCGGCGTCCCCGCCTGGGACGTCGTGGCGGGCGGCGTCGGCCGCATCGGGACCATGACCAACCTCCCCCTGGAGCGGGCGTGGTGCCTCACGGCGGGCTATTGCGGCCGCCACCTCGACTACCGCGCCGCCAGCCGCGAGGCGGTCCTCCTGGCCCTCCGCTGCGCCGTGGACGCCATCGACCACGAGCTGACCCTCCCCTACGACGAGGAGGGCCTGGAGGACGAGGACGGCGACATCGCCGCCCAGCGGGCGGCGGAGAACCGGGCGGACGCCTGGGCCACGCTGCACCAGCACGAGGAGCCGTGGTTTTAATCGCCCGGCACCCCTTGCACCCCGAGGGCCACAGCACCATCTGTGGCTCTCGCCATTGAACCGTCAGCCCCGAAAGGCTCCCGACATGACCCGCACCGAAGCCGAGAAGATCATTGCCGAAAACGAGTTCCTGGGCCGCCTCGCGACCCCCGCCCAGCGCCAGGAGGCCCGCGTCCTGCTGGGCCACCCGGAGCCGCTGGTCGCCCAGTGGAATACCGGCCGCCTCTACCAGCGCGACGGCCAGCGCATCGGCGCCGAGCTGGTGTCCGACCGCAAGGGGGTCCGCGTCCTGTTCCGCGACTACAGCCGCATGATCGACGGCGAGATCGCCGTGGTGCCGGGTGTCCCGGTGCCGGTGACGGCGGACCGCCTGAAGGCCTTTGTCATGGCCGCCTACGACCGGACCGGCGGCTACCGCATGTCGTGCGAGGCCGGGCGCCTCCGGTGGGTGGACTGATCATGGGCAAGCTGACCTTCGACCTCACTGAGGTCGAGACATACACCCAGGTGATCGCGGAGCTGGTGCGCCAGGGCATCGTCTTTGAGGCCCGCTCCGATGGTTACTTCTTCGTTATCACTCTTGATGGAGGCTGCTGACATGACCCGCATCATCTTCCGCCCCGTGACCAACACCCAGCGCAGCGCCGTCGCCCGCTTCGGGACCGACTGGCAGCTCGCCCACTGGTCCAAGCTGGGCCACCCGGTGACGGTCCGGGGCGTCCCCTCCGTGTTCATCCACCCGGTGGGCCAGCAGTGGGAGGCCCGGTGGGTCGCCGCCGCCCTGGTCGAGCTGGCGGAGCCTCCGGCCGACCCGGAGCCGACCGACGCGGAGCTGGACGCCTGGGCGGCGGAGGCGGAGGCGAACGACCCCACACAAGCCGACTGGCTGGCCATAGAGGCCCTCCGGCGCCGCCGGGCGGCCCACGTCGCCCGCGAGCTGGAAGGGGTCCAGGCGGGCGCCTGTGACCGCGCCCAGGCCGCCTGGGAGGAGGGGGGCCGCGCCGCCCGCCTGCTGGCGGAGGCGGAGCCGGAGTGGCGCCAGGACGAGCTGGAGCTGGACGACGACGGCCAGGAAGATTTATTCGCCTGACCCCCTTGCACCCCGTGGGCCACAGTCCCATATCTGGCTCTCGACGTTAACCCGCTGACCCAGGAGGCCCCGATGGCCCGCATTTACGCCCCCGCCGAGATCGAGAACCCCATCGCCTACAGCAACGCGATTGACGCCCGCATCAAGGCGAACGCCTACAAGACCCGCGCCGCCAAGTGGCAGGCCGCGACCCCCGACCACGTCGAGCTGACCGACGCGATGCGGACCCACCGCTCCGCGTTCGTGGGCAAGATGTACGACAGCCTCGTGGAGTGGGGCAGCCTGACCTCCGGCCAGGAGGCGGCCGTCCGCCGCATCGTGAACGAGGACGCCGCGAAGAAGGCCGAGCGCATCGCCGCCCGCGCCGCCGCCGACGCCTCCTCCGTCCACGTCGGCACGGTGGGCGAGCGCCTGACCCTGGCCCTGACGATCTCTTTCGCGACCTCGTTTGAGACGCAATTCGGCACCATGCACGTGGTCGGCATGAAGGACGCCGCCGGGAACATCTTCATCTACAAGGGCAACAAGCGCCTGGGCGAGCGCGGCGACCCGCTGGAGGGCAAGGCGACCGTGAAGGAGCACGGGGTCCGCGAGGGCGTGAACCAGACCATCCTGGCGAGGCCGACCCTGGCCCGCCCGGCGGCCCTGGTGGCGGCGGAGAAGGCGGCGGAGGAGGCCCGCGTGGCCGCCATCCTGGCCGCCGACGCGGTGGCCCGCGAGGCGTTCCTCGACCTGGGCATGGACGCCACGCCGGAGCAGCTCGAGGCCGAGCAGCTCCGCCGCCTCGCGGTCCGCGCCGCCATCTACGGGGAGGGCTAGGCCATGAAGGTCACCTTCACCCGCGATGAGGTCGGGCCGGAGCACGAGGAGTGCCGGTGGTTCCTCCTCTGCGACAACGTCGCCACCACGGCGGTGCGCCACCCCATCCTGGGGCTGGTGCCGACCTGTGCCCGGTGCGCCGCCCGCGTGGCCCGGAACGTCGAGGAGGCCCGCAATGGCTAACCACACCACCTACGTCAGGGACACGGGCTGGAAGGCCCCCCTGACGGCTCAGGGCCTCGCCCGCCGTCAGGGCTGGAACGACGCCCTCGACGGGGCGCCGCCCGACCGGAGGCTGATGGATCACGCGGATAAGCACGTCGCGATGTCCTACGAGCGCGGGCGCCTGTTCGCTCTCAACGTGATCGCCTCCGGCCAGAAGCCTCTGCGCTGGCGGACGACGACCTCGACCCCCTCGACACTCGGCAACCAGCTCGCCAGGGCGAACGCCCTGGTGGGCCGCGCCACCCCCGCGATCTAACCCAACCAACAGGAGGCCCCGATGGCCCAAGACCCCCACACCCACCCCTGGCAGCTCCTCGTCGCGTTCAAGAGCGACGACGAGATGAAGGACACCGCGCTGCGGTTCCGGACCGGCTCCGCCGCCGAAGAGGCCCTGGCCCTGCTGCAGGGGGTCGAGCCGGTGCTCTGCCTCCACCTCCTCGACCCGGCCGGGCGGGAGTGGATGCACTGGGACCGTGACCCGAAAGAGGAGGGCCTTTGACATGGCCGCCTACATCATAATGACCGCGTCGGCCACGATGCCCGCGTCGGTGAAGGCCCGCTACCGGCGGGTGGCGGTCTGCCTCGTGGCGGACCCCGAGAACCCGCCCAAGATGATCAGCCGCCGGGCGCGGGGCATGATCGAGGTCACCCAGACCTGGGAGCGGCTGAACGTCGGCAAGTGCGTTCGTTCCGCTTACGTGCGCGCCCTGCAGCGGGCCGAGACGGTCTGCGCCGAGATGAACGACTACCGCGCCAAGCTGCTGGCGGGGGCGGCGTCGTGAGGCGCCTCTACCTGTCGCGGCAGCAGAAGGCCCTCCTGACCCGCAGCGTCCCCGGCATCTGCATCCGGGGGACGTGGATGTGGGTGCTGGACGGGGAGCCGGTGACAGCCGCGATTAACGGCGCCCTCAAGAAGGGGTGGGTCGAGGCGGACTACTACACCGGGGGCCACGCGGCCACCCGGCCCACCGCCGCTGGGCGCTTCGCCATCCACCTCGACGCGGCGCAGCACGAGCAAGGCACACTCAACTCCGCCCTGGCGCTGGCCAGGGCGAAAGAGCTGGCAGAGAAGGAGAAGACAGCGTGAGCTACATCAACCGGGTCACTGTTAACAAGGCGCAACGGTCGCCTGGGCACTGGCAGATCAAGACCAACATAGCAACGATTGACGACCGGTCGGGGCGGCGCCTCGCCCGCCTGCAGCACTACAAGACGTTCCTGGGGACGGAGGCCCAGGCGGAGATGGAGCGATACCGCACACTCTGGGAGGCGCGCGGCAAGCCGGAGGCCAGCTCCGCCCCCGCGCCAGACGGGGACGAGACGGTCGGGAGCTACGCCGCCCGGTGGCTCCTGGCCCGCGAGGCGGACCGGAAGGAGATCGAGGCCGCCGAGACGGAGCGCGCCCGGCGCAACCGGGTCTACCTCTACGTGGTCCCCGCCTGGGGCCACCTCCAGCTCTCGACGCTCCGGCGGGGCGAGGTGCTGGCGGGCGCCCAGTGGCTGGGGTGCCAGCTCTCCACGCGGACCGGCGAGAAGCTGACGCCGACCACGGTCAAGCACGCCCTGCTGACGCTCCAGGCCGTGGTGGAGGCCGCCGCCGAGCGCGGTGGCGCCAGCCTCCTGGCTTGCGACTTCGACGGCGTGAAGCGGACGCTCCTTGCCCAGGACTGGTGATCGGAGCAGCCTGTAGCCTGGGAAAACAAAGGCCCCCCGGTGTGAGCCGGGGGGCCTGACCCGGTTGGCGCCGGGGTATCACGCAAGGAGCATTGCGCTGTGTCTGAGCATACAAGGGACGGGACTGGTGTCCATGCCAGTGACAAGGGCGTGACAGACGCGCCACAGGAGCCGCAAGGCGGCCCGCCCAGGCCCCTGGTGGAGGAGTGGACCCAAGGGACCAACCTCACGCCGGAACACCCCCTGGGGCGCCTGATGGGCCAGGATAGGTGGTGTGTCTGGCGGTGGGTGGGGACCGGCTCCGGCAAGTGGACGAAGAAGCCGGAGCGGCCCGCGCCGGAGGGCCAGGGGTGGGGTCTGGCGACCAACAAGCCGGGCGAGGGCCGGAGCTACGAGGCGGCCCGCGCGGCCGTGCTGCGGGGTGACGCGGACGGCGTCGGGTGGCTCTTGCTAGGTGAGCCGGAGCTGGTGTGGCTCGACCTCGACAAGTGCCGCGACGTGAAGACGGGAGTGTTGGACCCCTGGGCCACCGCCGTGCTGCAGCGGATCGGCAAGTGCTACATGGAGCTGACCCCCTCCGGCACCGGGGTGCGCGCGGTCGGCAAGGCGGAGGACATCCCCCACGAGGGCCAGACCAAGGTGGACATCCGCCGGGTGCTGGCGGGCGCTGGCCCATACCAGATCGCGGAGTGGGGCGGCGTGCGCGAGGCACGCGAGGGCGCGGCCATCGAGGTATTCCATAATTGTGCGCGGTTCGTAACGGTCACCGGGGCGTGGTCGCAGCTCACCATGCCCGGCGGCACGCGGCGGCCCACACCAGGGAAGGCGGGGCTATGAGCGAGGACGCGGAGCGCACGCTCGACGCGGAGCTGGGGGCCTTCGCCCTGGAGCTGCAGGGCATGGCCGCCGCCCAGAGGGGCGGGAGGGTTGGCGCCAACGGGGCCGCGCCGGGAGGGGGAGTGGAGCAGGCGCCCATCGAGGACGTGGTCGCGGCCCTGGCAGTGATCCCCAACGGGGACGGGTGGGACGACGGGTGCGGGTGGGACGATTGGAACACAATCGGAATGGCTGCCTGGCACGCGACCGGCGGGAGCGCGGACGGGTATGAAGCGTGGTCGGCCTGGAGTGGACGGTGCGCCGACAAGCACGACGAGCTGGCGTGCCAGGAGCGGTGGACGCACTGGGGCCGGTCGCCGCCCGCGCGGGTGGGGATCGGCAAGCTGGCGATCCTCGCCAAGCGAGCGACCAGGGGGGCATGGCGCCAGCCATCGGCGGCGCCCGAGAAGGAATTCGACCGTGACGAAGAAGCAATGGAAGGCGATGCTGGTGGACTGGCTGGTGCCAGCCGCCCTGGTGGCGCTGGCCGCAGCGGCGGCGGCGTGGGTGCTGACGCCGGTCTTCTGAGTGCCTTCATGCGGCTGGCGGCGCGGGTGGTCTACGTGCTGGACGTCCACCGGTTCTACGACGAGGTGACGTACTTGATGCTGGACGAGGCGCGATTGTGCGCGGTGGCGAGCGAGCTGGGTGTGGAGGGTTTCGCGGTGAAGGGAAAGAACGGGATCGTGGCGCAGCTCATGGGCCACCCAGGAGGCGTTTTAAGGCGTGCCCACAGCCTCACGGTGCGGCCGGGTCTAGGCCTACTGGTGCAGGAGGCGGAGGGCCTGTGCGTCAATCTGTGGCGCCCCAGCGAGCTGGTTCCGTCAGGGGGTGACCCCGCCGTGTGGCTAGAGCATATGGAGCGGCTGATCCCCGACGCGGCGGACCGCGCGCGGACCATCGACCGGATGGCGTATGCGCTCCAGAACCCCGGCGTGAAGCTCAACTCCGCCCTGGTCCTGCTGGGTGGGCAGGGCACGGGGAAGGACAGCGCACTGCAGCCATTCTGGGCGGCGGTGGGGGCACATAACGTGGCCGTGGTGCCGGGCATGCAGATCGGCGGGGACTTCAACGAATACATGCAGAAGCCGTGGCTCCTCGTGACCGAGATGCCCTCGTTCCGCAAGCGGTCCTCGTATGAGGAGATCAAGGCGCTCCTGACTACGCCGCCCGACCACATCCGGATCAATCTCAAGGGCGTGCCCGCGTTCAAGGTGCCCAACATCGCCAACCTCGTGGTGACCACGAACCACGCTGACGCCATCGCCCTGGCGGAGGACGACCGGCGCTTCGACGTGATCGACACGGTCCCGGCTGCGCGAGGGGAGGAGGGCTACTTCAGGCGCTACTACGCGTGGCTGGAGGCGGGCGGGTCGGAGGCCGTCATGGGGTGGCTGCTGCGCCGGGAGGTGACCGCGTTCGACCCGAAGGTGGCGCCCCCGGTGAGTGCCGCCAAGGCGACCATGAAGCGGGAGGCGGAGGCGCCGGTCGTCGCGTGGGCGCGGTCGCTGTGGGGCGAAGACGGCCCCCTGGTGGAGCGCAAGCTGGTCACGCTGGACGAGCTGATGGAGCTGGCACGACGGGGCGTGTGGGGTGCAAGCAACATCCCGAGGGAGCACAGGTATATGGCACAGCTCCAGAAGGCACTGCTCGCGGACGGGTGGGCGAGCACGGGGGTCCAAATCCACGAGGGGGAGGGGAGGCCCCGCGTGTGGGCGCGGAACACGCCGGGGATGTATGCACAGATGGGTCCGAAGGCGTTGCGCGAGCGCCTGGAGGAGGACAGGAAGCGGAGCGCAGGCAGGGAGTTCTGAGGGTTAGGGGTGATCTGATACGTTGCGTGCAATGGCGTGGACTGCACAGCAGACTGCACAGCTCCAAAACGGGGTGTGCAGTCTTTTGCGTTTCAGGATCAAGAGGTTATGACCATTCTGCACAGTGCACACCTCTATTTCAGTTATTGTGTAAGAGATAGATACGATAACGTATATTACGTATACGGTATATAAAAGGTGGGAAGAGGGAAAACAGGGGTGTGCAGTGAGGCGTGTGCAGTTTGCCCGGCGGGGCTGGGTTTGGGGCGGCGGGGGTGCTGATGGGTGAGACAGAGGAGCGCAGGGCCGAGCGCGACAGGGCCAGGATCGAGCGGGCGGCGAAGCGGCAGCAGCGGGAGGCGAGCCGGGCGGAGAGCGGGTGGACGGTGCTTGGGATCGACCCTGGCAAGGGGGGAGCGGTCGCGCTGATCCGGTGCTGGTGGGGGCGGGACCGGCCGCAGCTCGACGCCGTGGGCGAGGCGGTGGACAGCCGCCGGGTGCGGCAGCTCGTGCCGGAGGCGGACCTCGTGGTGGTGGAGGGCCAGCAGGCCAGCCCGCAGATGGGCGTGGTCGGGGCCTTCAGCCTGGGGCGTGCCACAGGGAGGCTTCAGGAGGCCGTGGAGGCGGGGCTGAGGGGGAGGGCGGTCGAGGTATGGCCAGCGAGGTGGAGGGCGTCCTACGGGCTGCGTGGCGGCCCTGCGGGCAAGGCGGACGGGGTGGGTCTGGTCGAGCGGCTGCTGGGGACCGATGCCGTGCATCGGCACGACGAGGCGGACGCGGTGCTGCTCGCGTGGTGGGGCTGGCGTCATGTTTTGCTTGCGGACGCCAGTCTCACGCAGCAAGGTGACGTCTCGTGAGGTGAAACTAGGAGATATCAGGGCGTGGCGGCACTGAGGAGCGCGAGGCGGGAGCAGTTCTGCCTGCTCGTGGCGCAGGGCAACCTACCGGTGCCTGCGGCGAGGAAGGCCGGGTTCAAATCGGCCGACAAGGTGGCGTCCCAGATGATGCGGCAGCCTGCGGTCAAGGCCCGGATCGCGGAGATGTCCGAGCGGGTGGACATTGAAAAGGCGAAGGAAATTGTCCGGGTGAACGCGCCGACCAGGGAGTGGGTGCTGCGCGAGCTGGTGGATCAGGTGGAGCACGCCAAGCTGGCCAGCGACAGGGGCGCCACGCTCAAGGGGCTGGAGCTGGTGGGCAAGGAGATCGGGATGTTCGTGCAGCGGAGCATGGCTATTGAAAGTCCGCTGGCGAGGCTATCGGCCGACAAGCTGCTCGCCCTCCTCGCACTCGTTGACGAAGCGGTAGGATCGGAGCAGGTAACGATACCGAAGGGCAACGTGATCGCCGCGCCGCTGACCATCGAACACCAGCCTGTGTCGAGTGTGGGTTCCAGTGTGGGGACCGAGGAGGCAGGGGGTGCAGATGGCCAATGATATCAAGGGGTTGCATCGTGCGCGTGGCGTCCACCACGAACGCCAACCCATCTCGTTGCGATGGGCGATACAACCTATGGTTGCATTATACAACCCTGGGTTGCATAGGCCAGGACGTGACGCTGACGGATCGTTCCGGCCCCCCGGCAGGGGGGTGCCGGGGGCGGGATGCGTGAACGCAGTCCCATTCACCCAAACTCCGCTCTCCCACCGTAATAAACAGAAAGCCAAATTTTGGCGCGGCCCTGTGGGGGCTGTTTCGCAATGGTAACGGTAGTCGACCAGCTCCGCTCTGACCCCGTTGCGCTCAAGGCCCTGCGCCAGGAGACGAAGCGGCTCCTCTCCGAGCGCACCATCGAGCTATACACGCCCTACCCCAAGCAGGAGGCCTTCCACGCCCACGGCGCCATGATGCGCGAACGGTTGCTGATGGCGGCTAACCAAGTGGGAAAGACATACTGTGCGGGTGCGGAATGTTCATACCACCTCACTGGTGAATATCCGGTCTGGTGGCAAGGCAAGCGTTTCAGCGATCCGGTCGCCGGGTGGGCCATCGGCGTCTCCTCAGAGCTGACCAGAGACAGCTGTCAGCGCATATTGTTCGGCCGCGCCAGCTCGCCCGGCACGGGGCTGGTCCCCCGCCGCCTCATCAAGGGGTCCACCTCCGCCAGGGGCGTCAGCGAGGCCCTCGACACCGTCTCGGTGCAGCACGCCTCCGGCGGCGTCTCCACCATCGGGTTCAAGTCCTATCAGCAGGACCGGGAAAAGCTGCAGGCTGAGACTTTGCATTTCGTGTGGATGGACGAAGAGCCACCTTATGACATCTACAGTGAAGCGGTAACGCGCACGAACGCAACGAACGGCATCATCCTTCTGACGTTTACCCCGCTTGAAGGCATGTCGGACGTGGTCCGCCTGTTCTACCCCAAGCCGACCACCCCGGACCGCGCCCTCGTGCAGATGACGCTGGAGGACGCCGCACACTTCTCGGAAGAGCAACGAAACCGCGTCAAGGCGTTCTACAAGCCGCACGAACGTGAGGCCCGGACAAGGGGCATCCCGCAATTAGGCTCCGGCAAGGTCTTCGCGGTCCCCGAGAGCGCATACACAATCGATGCCTTTTCGATACCACGTCATTGGCCAAAGATCATAGGCATAGACTTAGGGTTTGACCACCCTTTCGGGGCCGTAATGCTCGCACATGACCGCGAGGCGGACGTGGTCTACATCACCCAGGCCTTCTCCGTCGCCCAGAACACCGTCGCCCAGCACTGCCAGATACTGCGCGGCTGGGGCCACGGCATCCCCGTGGCGTGGCCCCACGATGCAGCCTCCCACGACCGCACCTCCGGCGACCCGATGGCGGAGATTTACCGCCGGAACGGGTTGCAGATGCTTTTCGAGCACGCGACCTTCCCGGAGGGCGGGTATGGGCTGGAGGCGAGCATCGCGGACATGATCGACCGCCTGGAAAGCGGCAGGCTGAAGATATTCAACCACCTCACCGACTGCCTTGACGAGATCAGGAACTACCACAGGAAGGAGGGCCGCCCGGTGAAGCAGCACGACGACATCGTCTCGGCCATTCGTTACGCCCTCATGATGCTGCGCTACGCCCGCCTGCCCCCTTCCAGCCGCTCCGGACCCATAAAACGCAATCTCAGGGTAGTTTGACATGACCCGCTACACTGTCGGCCGGTTCGCTACCGTGGACATGAACAATCCGGACTTCTGGCGCCTGTTTGAAAGGTTCACTTTCGACATGATCAGGCGCGGGTTCCAGCATTACAGCGCCAGGGCGGTGTTCGACCGCGTCAGGTGGGAGACAGCGACCCCCCTGGACGACGGGTCGGGTTTCAAGATCGGGAACGACTGGTCCCCCTGGTATGCGCGCAAGTTTCACCTCCTCCACCCGGCCCACGACGGGTTCTTCCGGACCCGTATCGCGGAGGCGGACGTCCTCCTGCTCCCCAAAAACGACCCCGTCCTCTGGGACCACGCACGCAACTAGCTACGTGCAGACTTTCACGCTTTGTTCCCCTTCCCAGGCGGGACACGCACTGAGTGCTCGTCCGACTTTCGCCATTCACCCCTCTTGACACGCGAAAACAAGGGCTTCCCAAGACCACCTCCGGTTGTGTAGAACGCCCCGTGTCAACTAGGGGTGGATTGTCTCATGGCGCGATCCCCGCGCTCTAAAAGCTCCCGCTCCGACCCGCTCGACGACGAGGAAATCCTCGCGATTGTGCGCGCCTACCGCGAGGACGCCGCCAATTATGCCGATGACACGCTAGGCCCGGACCGGGAGCGGTCATTCGCTTATTACGAGGGCGCGGTCCTCAACGACGACGGCACGCCCGAGAGCCTGGAGGCCGGGCGATCATCCACGGTTGTGCGCGAGGTCGCGGACATCATCCACACCATGCTGCCGGGGATCATCCGCGTCTTCGCGGGCGGCGACAAGGTCGTGGACTACGAGCCAAATTCCGCCGAGGACATCCCCCAGGCCGAGCAGGCCACCGAATACATACAATACCTCCTCAACGCGGACGGCAATAACTGGTTCGCGACACTATATGACAGTGTCCACGATGCACTCCTCAAGAAGATCGGCGTCATAAAGTGGGCGTTTGAGGAGACGCACAAGGTCGAGGAGTTCGACTATACTGGGATCACGATGCTGCAATTCATGCAGCTCGCCTCCGATCCCGAGATCGAGATACTCTCCCAGGAGCACACCGCCGAGGACACCGCCGTCCTGGCACCCCCCGGCGGGGACAGCTCCGGTGCGACCCCGCCCGCACCCCTCCCCGGAGGTGGTCCCGCTCCACCCCCTCCGGGCGGCGGACCCCCCGCGCCTCCCGCTCTTCCCGCTGGTATCAATCCGCCCGCGATGG